TATTTCAACCCCAAACGACAAGAGTATTCAAAACATTGTACATCTTGCGTGGTGAGGGTTTATAAACGAACTAAAATATTATACGATGCTCTCAAATCTGAACTTGAAACAGGAATATAAAAACAAAACCATAACTGTAAAACCAAATAACCACACCACCTCCATACATATTAATTTGTGGAATCTAAACGATACAATGGCTCAATGGTTAGTTGATAAGGGTTATGGACATATCTTTGAAGAGAAACAAGATGATGGACTTGTGGGGATGAAAACCATATTAGAAAACGAGGGGGAACATCCAATCGTAATCACCGATACCACAACCGATTGTAATTGTAAGAACAAATCAAGGAGAGGTAAAAAACAATAACCCCAAAAAATATTTATATAAAAAATTATGAGTACATACAATCCACTATCTGATAGGTTTTTAACAATAGCAAATGTTAAAACAAGAAATGGACAAAAGGATGTAAGACTGGTGTTGGATGTTAATCTAAATGTATTTTTTACATTGGATGATGATGGTAATTTCAAAGCCATTGAATTTCAACCACCAACCTTATCATTTTATATGGAGGGGAATACATCCGCAACAACAATCACAAGTGCAAATACTTGGTTTAATTTCGCATCAAATGTTGCGCCCATCCTCCAATACCAATCACAACTAAATAATGGATTACACCTCAATCTTGCAACAGGTAAGATAGAATATACTGGGGAAACAAGATGGTTCTCAATACAAGGACATATTGAAGTAGCATCGGGGAACAACCAAGAGATTGATATTGCATTATTTAAGAATGGAACAATCACCCCAGGTTCAATAACAAAAGTAGTAACAACAAGTGGGGGTAAAACATCAACAACACCAGGACTATCAATAGTTCAATTAAGTAATGGAGATATATGTGATATTAGAGTTAATAATACAAGTGGTAGCACAAACATAACTGTTAAATCATTAAATGTTATAATACAAGCAATATGAGTTTAAGAATACAAAATAGTAGGCAACTATTAAAAAGAACCAATGTCAGTGGGGCAACCCCAACTGTAAATACAGGTTCAACACAACATACAGATGGAACTTGGACAGTAGATGAAATATATGCTGGTGAGTTATATTGGAATATGGAGGATAAATACCTCTATTTAGGTTGGGAAGACATTAGTGGTAATACTGGTGTTGATATAATTTATCCAGGTGGTTCATTCTTTACTGGGGGTAGTGGTAATTGTATTGCCGACTTTTATGTAACAAATATATTTGGATGTTCCCCAATCACAATACACGACAATCTTCAAAATCCTACTTCAACAGCAACTGGTTTATTAAGTAATGCTTTTGGACTTAATAATATTGCAAGTGGGGACTATAGCCACGCACAAGGTGTTGATAACGCTGCAACTGGTTATTCATCGCATGTTGAGGGTGTAGATAGTGTAGCTTGGGGTGATTATTCACACGCTGAAGGATTAACTAATATGGCAAGTGGTACAAGTTCTCATGCTGAAGGTGTTTTAACTAAAGCTATTGGTGATAGTTCTCACTCTGAGGGTGTAGAGACAACAGCTAATGGTTATGCTTCCCATGCTGAGGGTAGTATTACTTTTTCCATTGGTGGTGCTTCTCACGCAGAAGGATATTTGAGTCAATCAGTTGGTGATTATTCCCACGCTGAGGGTGGTTGGGATACTTTTCCTTTTCCTTTTCCTTATACAGTTACAGGTAATACAGCTTTTGGTAATGGCTCTCATGCTGAGGGACAAAACACACAAGCCATTGGTATATTATCCCACACAGAGGGATTAGCAACAATAACCATTGGATTATACTCCCATGCTGAGGGTAGAGAGACAATTGCTAGTGGACAATCTAGTCACGCTGAGGGTTATTTAAGCCAAGCCATTGGAGAATACTCCCACGCTGAAGGTGTTGCTTCAATTGCCCAAGGACAATATTCACACGCTGAAGGAAATAGTTCTTTTGCTTCAGGGATTGGAGCACATGCTGAAGGGAATAGTACACTGGCTACACAAGACTATGCACATTCTGAAGGAGATTCTACATTTGCTTTAGGCACAGCTTCTCATTCTGAAGGGGGTGCTACAATAGCTTCAGGCCCAAATTCCCACGCTGAGGGTAGTACCACAGTAGCAAGTGGTGATTCATCCCACGCTGAAGGTATATCAACACAAGCTATTGGTGATTATAGTCATAGTGAGGGTGAACAGACAATTGCTAGTGGTTATTCATCTCACGCTGAGGGTTATCAAACTCAAGCTAATAAGGATTGGAGTCACGCAGAAGGTGTTCAAACAATTGCCAGTGGTGAATTTTCCCATGCTGAAGGTAGATTAAATATTGCATTAGGTGATGGTTCTCATGCTGAAGGGAATGGAACTACAGCTTCAACTTTTTATTCACATTCAGAAGGATTTGGAACAATAGCAAGTGGCGACTCTTCTCATGCTGAGGGTTTAACTACAAAAGCAATTGGTAGTGCTTCTCACGCAGAAGGTAGTGCAACACAAGCAATTGGTGGTGCTTCCCACGCTGAGGGTAGTGGAACAAAAGCATCAGGTTCATCATCACATTCAGAAGGTATAAGTACTGAAGCCAATGGTGATTATTCACATAGTGAAGGAACTGGTTGTGCAGCTAATGGTTATGCTTCCCATGCTGAAGGTAATGATACTATAGCTGATGGTGTTGGTTCTCACGCTGAAGGATTAAATACTACATCAATAGGAAGTAATTCTCACTCAGAAGGATATTTGAATCAAGCGATTGGGGATTATAGTCACGCAGAAGGTTCATTAGATGATGGAACATTTGTTTATGTCCCAACTGGTAATACTGCATTTGGTGGTGGTTCTCACGCTGAAGGACAAAATACTTATGCTATTGGTAGATTATCACATACTGAGGGATTAAATACAAAAACATATGGATTATACTCCCATGCTGAAGGTACTGGAACAATAGCTAGTGGTACATCATCCCACGCAGAAGGTTCTTTTACACAAGCCCTTGGTGAATTTAGTCATAGTGAAGGAAGAAATACCCAAGCAATTGGAGAGGCATCTCACGCTGAAGGTTATTTTACCGATGCTAATGGTGATTACTCACACTCAGAAGGACAATTCACAACAACAAATGGAACTGGTTCACATGCAGAAGGAATTGGTAATACAACAAATGGAGATAATTCACACGCTGAGGGTAGAAATAATATAACCAATGCTGACTATTCGCATGTTGAAGGTGAGGAATGTACAACATTCGCTAATTCATCCCACGCTGAAGGTTATCAAACTCAAACGAGTGGAACATCATCACACGCAGAAGGTAGTAATACAATTGCTGTAGGAACTTATTCACACGCTGAGGGGGTACAATCCCAATCAATAGGTATAGGTTCTCACGCAGAAGGTTTTGATACAGAAGCAATTGGGGATTATTCACATACAGCAGGAGAGGGAACAATATCAAACGCATCATATCAATCTGTTGTTGGTAGATTTAATGTTACAGGTTCTTGTCAGGGTGCATTGATTGTTGGTAATGGTACTTCAAATGTTGCGAGAAGCAATCTTATGGTGGCTTGTGGTAATGAAGTAACTATCAATGGAACATTATCTGCCACCACAATATCCGCAACAACATATCAAGGTATAGGGATGAAATCCAATACAGTTGGAGGTGCATCATTTACAGGAACACCATTGACTTATGATGTGGTATTTACAACACCATACCCAAATACAAATTATTCAATCAGTATAACTGGGGGTATTGATAGAACATTTACTTTTGAAAGTAAAGCAACAACTGGATTCAGGATAAACTCAAATGCCAATACATCATTTACAGCTAATGTTGATTGGATAACTAAAACACACGGAGAAGCATAATGTATATTAATGAAAACATTCGTTCAGAAAATGGTTTAACCGCCACCACAATAAGTGCATCCACTTATCTAAATTTCCCTTTCAAGTATGAAGATATTACAAGTGAATTTGTTTCGTTTCTACCTTTCACTTATTCATTACAAAATCAAGCTGTTACAATAAATATAATGTATTGGATACCAGTATATATTGAAAGAAATCTAAATATTATATCCGTTAGTATTTTTATTGGAACTTTATCAGCTGGTGCAGCTGTAGTGGGGTTATATGATAGTGATGCTGTTGGAGCACCAAATAATCTTTTATTCCAAACCACAGCATTTAATAATGGGGTTACCTCAACACAAACATATACTTTACCAACACCTCAAAGTATAAATGCTGGATTATATTACATAGGGTTTAATTCAAGTTCAACAGCCAATTATCGTTCAGTTGCTGCAACATCATATGTAAATATATCAAGTTTGGCTAATGCGAATGTTGCCCCATATAGTAGAATATCTAAAACATTTAATTACACAGGTACATTACCAGCCACTTTTGCTGGTGTTGGAGGTGCAGCAAGTAAAGGTGCGGTAGTTAATCCCCATATATTATTTGGTATATCGTATTAATTAGATAGTTAAAATAAGGGAGGTATTATTATCTAATTTGGGGGTGTGTAGTAACATCCCCATTTTTTATATATTTATAATAAAAAATTATGTACAATCCAAACAACTCCAAATACCTGACAGTTGCCCACGCCAAAAGTAATAATGGACAGAGGGATGTTAGGATTATCTTAGATATTGATACCAATATCTTTTACACCTTGGATGATGATAAAAACTTTATCCAAATAGGTAGTTCAACTGGTGGTGGTTCAATCATCGGTGGTAGTGTTATAAATAATAATCTTATATTGAACATATCAGATGGTTCAACAATCACAATCCCCAATATCTGTGAATGTTGTGTAATCCCACCACCTACACCAACCCCAATTAAATTTGGGGCAGTAAGATGTTCAATGACTCCATATCATTTTTGTAATTATACTTATGATGATGGGGAAGTTTGGATGCGATTAAAAATAAATACAAACAACATAAACGAGATTGAATATTATAATCCAAAGTTAGGACATAACCCTGCGGATTATTTAGACAGATATATCAATCCATTAAACTATATAAATTAATATGAGTGGATATAATCAAAAAAATGTTAGAGATAGATTACTCAAGGCATTTTTAGAATGTAGGGGTATTATCGCCTGTGCATCCAAGAAAGTAGGTGTAAGCAGACAAACATTTAATTACTGGATGAGGAATGATGAAGACTTCGCAGCAAAGGTGGAAGAAATACAAGAGGAACAAATTGACTTTGTTGAAAACCAATTATTAAAGGGTGTTGAAAAAGGTAATGATAAACTTATCCAGTTCTACCTCAGAACAAAAGGCAAGAAGAGGGGATATGGTGAAAGTACAGACTTCACCACTAAGGGTGAAGCAATATCCCAACCAATAATCAATATCAGTGTAGTTAATCCACGAACAGATGGACTTGAAGGTAACTAATGTATTTCAACGCAATTATGAAACATTGAGTAATGATAAAAGGTTCATTGTCAATGTAGGGGGAACTCGTTCATCTAAGACATATTCACTATGTCAGATGATAATTGTGTATTGTTTATCAACACCAAATAAAATTGTGTCAATCATTCGTAAAACATTTCCATCCCTTCGTGCAACTGTAATGAGGGATATGATTTTTATTATGAAAGATATGGGTATATATGATGATAGAAACCACAATAAGACTGAGAATATTTATACCTTCCCAAATGGAACTATAATGGAGTTCTTCTCGGTGGATGATGAACAAAAGATTAGGGGTAGAAGGAGGGATGTATTGTGGATGAATGAAGCCAATGAAATTAATTTTGATGAATTTCAACAATTAAACTTTAGGACAACCGATAAATTGTTCTTAGACTTCAATCCCTCGGATAACTATCACTGGATATATGACTTATATCCTAAGTCTGAGACAATTAAAATACATTCAACATATAAAGACAACCCATTCTTGGAAAAGTCTCTTATAAAGGAAATTGAGGACTTGATGAATGTTGATGAAAACTACTATAAGATATATGCACTAGGGGAAAACGCAATACCCAAGTCATCAATATACACCCACCAAAAATTAACAAGTACATTCCCAGATAAATTTGACAATGAATGTATTGGTTGTGACTTTGGATATAATCACCCTACCGCAATTATATATGTTGGGATGGTTGATAATAAGTTATATGTTAAAGAAATGTTATATGAAAGTTATTTAACCACCAATGATATGATGTTAAAATTAAATGATATGGGGGTTAGTAAAAATATACCAATCTTATGTGACTACTCACGCCCCGAAATTATCCAAGAAATGAAGCGTGGTGGATACAACGCAATGAATGCGGATAAAAGTGTTAAGGAGGGAATTGATGCCGTTAAATCGTCAGAATTATACATCCACAATGAAAGTCTAAATACCTGGAAGGAGGTGAATAATTATAAATGGAAGACAAGTGGGGATAAGATATTGGATGAACCTGTAAAGATATTTGATGATGCTTGTGATGCACTTAGATATGGGGTTATGTATCTTAAAAAGTTCCACACCAGGAGTTCCCCATCATTTTCTTTCTTTACTTTATAAACATAACATCAAAAATATATTTATATAAAATGCCAACACAACAATCATATAACCAAATCATAGATTATCTGAGGAACTTCGCAGATATACATTTTCAAGTACAATATTTTGATAATGGATTTTTATCCAAATTAAATACTGCTGCTACTTCAACCAATAACTTCCCATTGTTATTCGTTGTTCCTCAATCCCACACCAATACATTACACCTACCTCAAACATATACAGTTAGGGTTTATTCGTTAGATGTATTACAAAAGGATGGTAGCAATCAAACGGATGTAATATCTGACACAATCCAAATATTGAATGACTTGGTTAAATGGATTTTGGGGGATGATACACAGAGTGATAACATTGACTTGGTTAATCAAAGTCCAGTTGCTATACCATACACCAACACTACTGTTGAATATTGTGGTGGGTGGTTTATGGATTTACAATTAACAGTTAGATTGGTTGATGGAATTTGCGATATACCAGCACAATAAAAAAATAACTTATGACAACATATAAAATATCAAAAGATTACTGGAGTACTCTCCAAAATTTCAATACCTTACAAGAGTGTGAGGATTGGGTATTAATTACATTGGGGACAGGATATACAATCATAATATCCCCCGAACAATTACCTCCAACTACACCTGAACAAAGATTACAGGATGATTTACAATTTGGACATTATCTAATCAATGAATTTTTAATGGACAATAGATTGATTACCCCAGCGGTTACTCCATCTGAAAGTCTTCAACTATTAGCTGAGTTCGATAACATTGAGAAACTTGCAAGATTGGGGGATATAACATCTGTTAGCATTTTGTTAAACGCAATTCAAACTGATGTTAGATTATTCACCCAAGAAAGAAAAGATAAATACATAAACGAAATAAATTCACACTTAAATGCCGCTACAATATAACCCAACAGATAGTCGTTTTTTGACTGTTGCACAATCAAGGACAAACAATGGACAGAAAGACATCCGTATTATTTTAGATATACCCACCAATGATTTTTATTCGTTGGATGATGATGGTAACTTCAACATAATCGGAGGTGGCGGAGGAAGCCAAGGTTTAGATAGTGTATTAGCTATTGATAATAGAAGTGGGTTTAATAATATCTTTTTTTCTGAACCACAATATGGATTAAATTTCTTTAATGGTTCATTATTTAAGGAAGGAACTAATGACGCAGGACTTGGTGGTGCTAATGGTGTTGCTCAAATATGTTCTGTTGGATATGAACTTAAATGGGAAGCAGGTAGATTATATGTTATGGAACAAGGTGGTATCACAATCCGTCAGAGTTTATGTAATCTAAGTAATCTCCCAACTCTAACTGATGACAATACTAAAGGTTATGTTGTTGGTAGTCTTTGGACAATGGATAATGGGGACATCTATAAATGTATTAGTGATACAACAGGTGGAGCTGTTTGGACTAGAATAAGTAATTATTGGGATGGTGAATTAGAAATTGAAATAAAAAATACTAATATTTTAACTTGCGGAACAAATCCAATTCAGTTATTACCCGCACCAGGAGTTGGATTTTATCTTACTTATGAAATGGATTTGAAAAAACCTGCATCAACTTCTATTGCTAATGCTAATGGTATTGATTATTTCTATATTGGTACAGATACATACGAGGGGAATATACTTCAAGTCTCAGATTATAATAGTCCTGCTAATGTTGTATTTCAATATGAAAGTAGAAATGGTATGAATACAGCAAATATCCCTGGTGGTATCATCCCAGTTTATCCTATAACTACTAATGAAAACATAATATTTACAACATACAACGGGGTTAATCCATCAGCAGCAACAGGTAGTATATTTTTGACTATCCGTTATAAAATAAACAAATTTTAATTAAATTATGCCATTACAATATAATCCAACAGAAAGTCGTTTTTTGACAGTAGCTCAATCCAGAACGAATAACGGACAGAAAGACATCCGTATTATTTTAGACATACCAACCAATGATTTTTATTCGTTAGATGACGATGGAAACTTTAACCTAATTGGAGGTGGGGGTGGTACTCAAAACTTATCACAAGTATTGAACCAAGGTAATTCAACAGGGGGCAACACCATATTATCCCCAGATACATTAAGTGAATTGGGTATTATTGATGGACAAACATATTTACTTTCTTCTGATGGAATCAATTTGTTTACTACCTATTTACAAATATTCCCAACAAGTGCATCTATAATAAGTTTAGATGGTTCTACTAACGATAATTCATTAATTCAAAACACACAAAATTCAATAACTGAATATGTTGAATATAGTAATGGTGTTAGTAAAAACTCACTTGAAATTAGTCAAGGTGTAACAAAAATAAAACACGATACAGCTGGCTCACAAATACAAGAAATCTATGTTGATGCTGCTAGTTTTAATGCACAATATAATGATGGTATTAATACTATATATTTGGAGGGTGGTTTATTAAATGGTGTTATGCAAGGTTGGACTGATGGAACAACATATGATACTTTTATTAGAACTAAATTTAATTCAATTGAATTATCAGTTGATTTTGGTGGAAATAATTTTGCTTTTCAAGTTGATGCTAATGGGTTTTTTCCAAAGAACCTACCAGCATTCCAAGATGATGCAGCAGCTAGTGGATTAACTGCTGGTTATATGTATCAAACAACAGGAACGGGTGCTGCTCCATTAGATGTTGCGGGTATCGTAATGATTAAACAATAAACTAACAAAACAATAATAGTATGCCGTGTTATAAGTGTGAGAATGGTAAATACAAATATGGAACAAGAGGGGATTGTAACTTCGATACCCTCACCAAATGTAAGGATGCTGAGATGGCAATCCTTATTGATAAAATCAATGCGATAAGAACTAAGATAAGTAAAAACAATAAAGATTATGGCAAACCTGAATGAGATTAAATTGAGGATGGAGGAAGACATTAAGACTGCTTTTCAATATGTTATTGAACAAGAGGGATTGGTGGATACAGGCTTACTCCGTGATACAATTGAAGTCAATATATCAGATGATTTTGAAATAGAAGTAAATGCCCAAGAATACTATACATATTTGGATGAGGGGACAAAATATATTCAACCCTACAATATAACCGATAAGGTATTGGAAAGTCCCTACTTCCAAAGAGTATTAGAGTATTATGAAGAAGCATTTGCTCAAATAATAGAAGACAAATTAAATAACGAATAATGGCACTATCAATCATAAATACACCCCTTAAAATTGCCCCAGTATATAATCCAAATTATTTTATTGTGGATAGTACTAATAAGGGTAATGATAATTTTGAATATCTTTTTGATGTTTATGAAAGTAATGGATTAACATTGGGGGATAGATTAATTAGAGTTAGAGTTCCACAAGAACCAATATCAGGTTGGGGTGTATATAACCCATCAAAAATACTTCAGACTCAGATAGAGAATGTATTTAATAAGGACTTAACTGGGTGTACCCCACAAGACTACCTTGAGTACTCAATCTTTGCTGGTGAAGCTTATACCTTTGACTGGCCCTTTACATCTGTATTCGGATTAAATGTTAGTGGTACAACTTGTTTATTAAATTTGCTATTGACTGGAACAACACAACACTACTACCAAGTTGGGGATTTTATATCTTTAACTGGTTCAACAATACCTCAATACAATGGTACTTGGGAAATACTACAAGTTCCCAACAATCAACAAGTGGTATTGAATGTTTGTGTATCATCATTATTATCAACAACTGGTAGTACAAGATTATTCAATGACGAACAAACTTTCTTTAGTGGACTAACATCCTTTACTGAGTACTATGCACATAATGCTGCGATAGGTACTTATGACTTTATCCCCTATCGTGTTGAACCATTTGTTAGGGATACATATTATCCTTCAATTAGTGGAACATCATTGTGGTACACCAATTGTCCTGATGGATATAAGACAAGAATTACAAATAGGGGAACATTTGGTTATTTCCACAATATTTATACTGGTGTTACATACCCCGAAGTAAATGCGTTAAAAATAGTTACAGACAATGGTGGTGAATATTGGATAGATTTGGGTTGTAAGAAAGAATTTATTGATGTTGGGGTATTCCCTTGGAATCTGAATAATACTGATGCAGGCGACATAACAATCATATCTGGCTCATTACCAATCATCAATTCAAATACACAATCATATACAGCTTGTTTAATAGATACAGGTAGTACTCAAATTACATTAGCTTGGGATTATCCTGCTGGTAGTACAGCTGGAGCACCAGTAATTGTTCCAATGGCTGGTGTTTATAATGGTGCAAACTACTTTGTGTTTGTTGACGGTATTGATACATTTTATTTATGGTATGATACCCCTAATCTTAATTGGCAAGTATCTAATGCTTTAGGTGGAGGTAATGATTATCTTGTATCTGTTAGTCAAGGAACACCACCAACTTGTCCTCCTAGTGGTGAATTTTCTGTTGAATGGTTAAATGGTAGTAATCCACTATTCACAGCATTCAAGTTAAATAATTGTCGTCCATTATGTCTTAATCAACCATTCACATTCAACATATATGAATATTGCAATAAGTGGGATAACTACGAATTTGTATTTATGGATAGAAAAAATAGTTGGGTGCCAATGAATTTTGAATTAGTCCAAAGAAAAAATGTTGGATTAGATAGGAAGACATTCAAAAAAGGTTTGGAGTATAACTATGGATATTTGGATAGGGGTGAAACTGTTGTTCAGAACATCATCACATATAACTATACAATCACTTCAAATTGGTTCGATGAAGCAACATCATTATACTTTGAGGAACTTATGACATCCCCAGAAGTATATTGGAACTACGAGGGAACTGGTGAGTTTATACCTATCAATTTAACAATTACCAATGAAGAAATTAAAAACAAAAGGAACACAAGGTTGATACAATATACTTTACAATTCCAATATTCAAATAACCCAATCGGTATGTTGGGATAATGTAAATACATAACCCTTTCTCATTCCCTGCATCCCCTGATATTCAAGGTGTGGGGTTTTGTTTTTTTAATAAACACATCACGATAATAATATCTATATATAAAAATATGATTGAAACTAAAATATACTTGAGAGATAAAGGGTACTTGGACACATTTAACGATATTCAAGTACCCCTTAACTTTTCATTAGCGGATGTATCAGATATAAGTACAAGGAACTCTTCTTTTTCAAAAACCATTGTACTACCAGGTTCAAAGAATAACCACAGATTATTGGGGGAGTTGTTTGAAATCAATCTAAACTTCATTGATGCTGACTTCCAAATCAATAGAAAGATTGAGGCTGTTATCTTTCAAAATGATGTACCCGTAATTAGTGGTTATTTCAAGTTGTTAAAGGTTAATAAGTTATCTCCATCCGATATATCACACGATGAAAATATTGAGTATGAAGCGGTAGTATTTAGCAATCAGGCGGGTATATTCGATGTAATTAAAGACAATTATATCCAAGATGTAGATTTATCTCAATATAACCACATCCTTAGTTTCTCAGCTATCACAGGGACATCCCTAAATACATATATTGATGGGTATAAATATATTCACCACTATACAAGTGCAGATTTTTATAAGGTATCTGATTTCCGTCCATCCTTTTATGTTAAGACATTGTGGGATAGTATATTCCTAAATGCGGGATATACATATACATCTGACTTTTTGAACTCAGAACCATTCACCAAATTACTTATCCCCACAAATGTTAAGGACTTGTTAATATCTGACGAGGAGGTGTTAAGAAGAAGCTGTAGAGTTTCATTCAGCAGTGGGTATTCAGTTAATAATGTAAATACATTCACCAAGACGAATATAGTTGGGTTTTATAGTAGTCCAATACAAACTGGATTTTTACCAGGTATTATAAATGCAAGTGCAAGACGAACTAATAACGCTTGTAACATAACAAGTACTGCGGTTCAACCTAATTTTAATGAAAATGTCCAATTAAAATTTAATGATGATACAACTGGGGAGAATTTTGATGGTAGTTATGATAACTATAACACCACCACTTTTAGATATACAGCTGAAAAGACTGGACAATTTGAAGTTGAATTAAATTTAGCTGGTACAATGAATTTAACTGTACCTGCTACAACATTTTTTTTAGATATTTATGATGCTGATGATAGATGGTACACTCAAAAAGGTTTACCTAAATTTGATATAGTCGCATATTTTATTAAAAGAAATCCAAATCTTACTATATTACAGGGACAAATTACAGCATTGAATGTTGCATCATTCTCTTATCCAATAGGTACATCAGCAACAACATTTGGTGGTGTGACATATCCAACAATCCCAAGTGGAACAACAACATATAATTATTCATTTCGTCCAGAAAAGTTTATAGTTGATTTGAATGTTGGTGAGGAACTAATTGTCACTTTCAAAGTAATCACTTATGCGAATGTTGCATATAGAATATCCCCATCAACAGCTCAGCAACCAATAACATATAACTTTACAATCAATAGTTATAATGTTAATAATAGTTTTTTAAGGGTTACTGGTGTTAAAAATAATCTTAGTAGTGGGGATGATGTTGTATTAAATGATTTAGTTCCAAAGAATATCAAACAGGTGGATTTTATTAAGTCCATTGTCAATATGTTCAACCTATACCTTATCCCCGATAATACCAATGATAAAAATATTATTGTTAAAACGAGGGATGAATTTTATGAAGATTTCCAAACAGAATATGTTGATTGGACTGACAAGTTTGATTACTCACAAGAATATACAATCACCCTATTATCTGAGTTACAGAATAAGACATTAAACTATACCTATAAACAATCCTCAGACGAGGTGAATAAAAGGTATAGGGAACAAGTTGGTTTGGACTATGGACAATACCTATTGAATTTTGATAATGACTTTTTAACTGGGGAACAAAAAATTGAATTGATATTTGAACCAACTCCATTAGTAAAGACATTACTACCTTTAGGTTTTGAAGGGGATAGCTTCATCGTTCCTTATCTTTTATATGGAAAGGAAACCGCACCAAAAATACTTTATGATGGAGGACAAATACAAGTGGCGGATTATACCATAAAAGATGTTGATGCTTCAGGTATCACCACAAACTATGTATTGAACTATTATAACTATGCTGGACATTTTGATAACCCAATCACACCATCTTTTGACTTGGATTGGAATATCAACGAACTATATTTCTATAATGAGGTATTACCTAATGTAACAACCGACAATCTATATAACCTCTATTGGTATGATTATGTTAATCTAATTGCACAATCAAAGTTATTAACAGCATACTTCAACTTGGATGAATATGATATATCATCATTAAACTTTGCTAAGCTTATTTGGATTAGGGATAGTTACTACATCCTTAATAAAATAATTGACTATGACGCAACATCTAATGGTTTGACTAAGGTAGAGTTAATTAAAGCAATAAAGTCCCCCAAATTCAATCGTGGTGGCAGACAGATAGTACCAGGTTATTTATCTGAAGTACAAACTGCTAATCCAGTTAGATTTGTTAAGAATGATATATTCGCTGCGAACATAATTGATGGTATTACTGGTAATCACAACTATGGTGCAATGACATCAATGATGGGTAGGGACAATGTTATTTTAACATATACCCAAAATTCAAATATAAATGGGGATGATAATGTAATTGGAACTACATCCAAAAATGTTGAAGTAAAAGGTAGTGGGAATTTTGTTGGTGGCAATAGTCAAAGTGCATATGTATTAGGTAATGACAATAAATTAGATGGGGGAAACCAAAACATATCCCTAATCAATTGTAATAATATCCGTATATTGTCAAACATTAGTAATGTCAATATAACGAATGGTTCAAATATGATTATAGATACCCCCAATATAACTCTAACCAGTCCATACTTCTTTGTTCAGGAGGGTATGATTGTTAATAATTCAACAATTATTGATGGTGGGTTGGATGAAATATTTACAGCTAAAGTATCCCAAGAGTACGAAGAACAATTAATAGACAATGGGTTGGATTTAGTCTTTGATGAAAACTGGGCTAAAGCTGACTTGGTGGAGGGGAATATTGAAGGTATTAGAATAAATTATCAATCTTATCTAAATTATTAAAAAATGAAAGAAGTAGTAATAGAATTAAAAGTTGAGGGTATTGATGAAGCAACCCAATCAATTGGTGAATTAGAACAAAGCATACAAGGGGTTACCCAAGCGGCTAATTCAACTAAAATAAAAATAGGTGATAATATCCCTCAAGATATTAATGACGCATCAGATAGTGTTGATAATTTTGAAAAAAAATTAGTCAGTACAAGGGATGTTATGAAGGGAAGTCAATCCACCGCAAGATTATTATCAGGTTCAATTCAAGTAGCTAGCGCTGCATTTGCTACTTTTGGTGTTAAAAGTGAGGAGGTTGAAAAGACATTATTAAAAGTACAAGCAGCTTCCCAACTAGCAGGAGGGATTAGGGATTTAGCCAGAGGTTTTGGTGGGTTAGGTTCAGCATTCAATGTGGCTAGAACTGCTGCAGCGTCATTTAATGCGACATTATTAGCTAACCCCTATGTTTTAGCTGCAGCTGCAATCATTGCAGTAGGTACAGCACTTTTTGCTTTATCTGGAGGGTTTTCAAAAGCTGAGGATGATACTGAAGACTTTAATAATGAAATTGAAAATACTAATGGAATTGTAGATAGTGCAAAACAAAGTTTGGATAATTTTAATGATAGTTTATTCCAATTAGGTGTTAATCAGAAAAAGGTAGGTATTGAGATTGATGCGGCTATTGAAAAATTAAGATTACAAGGGGCTTCTTTTACACAGATAGCTATTAAGGAAAAAGAATTAGAAGTACAAAGAACAAAAGATTTAGAAGCACAGAAAAAATTAATTACACAAAGAGTAGATGACTTAAATTTTGAAATTAAGACATCAAGAGAAATATTAAAAATAAAAAAATCTATTAATGATGCTGATACACAACAAACAATATCCCAATTAAATGAAGCTATTGAAAATAGAAGAGAAGCTCAAAAAGAATTACAAAATATTGATTTAGAAGAATTAAAAAACAAAAAGGAGTTAGAAATCGCTGACTTAAAAATAGCTGAGGCGAGACAAAAAGATAGGGATAAAGAAGCTGAAAAAGAGAAAAAAAGGTTAGCAGAAATAAAAGCCGCACAAGATACCGCATTAAAAGAAATCCAAGAAAGATATGCTAAAGAAATTGATGATATTAAAGATTTTTCAAATGAAAGAGAAAATTTACTCAAAAAGGATTTAGCTAATGGGGTTATAGAACAAGAACAATTTAATGATGCTAGATTACAATTAAATTTAGAAACAAATGAAAAATTAAAAAACCAAAATGAAAATTTTATAGTTACAGATGCTGAAAGAAAAGCTATAGGTGCTGATAACGAATTAAAGTTAGACGAAACATTGAGTGATGATAAATTAAAAGTTGTAGGTAGTTATTTTGACGCTCTACAAGCAATTAATTTAGATGCCGATGGTAAAGAAAAACTTAGGTTAGAAAATTTAAGTAAAGAAGAAAAAAAGATATTTCAACAAAGATTAGACAATTTCAATAATGAATATATTTTGAAAAAAACAGCCCTATTAAGGGAGGGTAATCTCAAAGAAGGAGAATTAGATTTAGCATTACAAGAAGCTGAATTAGAAAATCTAAGAAATCGTATAAGTCTTTATGAGATAGGTAGTGAGGATTATTTCAAACTTTTGGAGGATATAGCTCAAAAGGAAATTGATATTAATAAGAAAAAGGAAAAAATCATTACTGATGATGCTAAAAAAAGACAAGATGAAATTAACTCATTGCGTGAAGCGGGTTTAGATATTGCAAATCAAAGTGTTAATGCTTTTAGTGCTTTAGCTGATGCCCAATTTGCAATTAGAACTAAGAATTTAGAAAAGGGTTCTGCGGCAGAATTAAGAGCGGCTAAGAAAGATTTTGAGGTTAGGAAAAAACTATCAATAGCTGGGGCTGTTGTATCAGGTATAGAAGGTATTGTTAATGTTTTAACAGCCAAATCAACAATTCCCCAACCTTTTGATGATATTTATAGAGGTATAAAAGTAGGTTTATTAGTTGCAACAACTGCAGCCAATATAGCTAAAATATCTGCACAAAAATTTGAAGGTGGTTCAGCTGGGAGTTCATCCGCACCTCAAATTCCATCAATAAATACTGCTGGTGGATTACAACCAACATCATTTGCTCCTGCTACATTTGGTAGTGGTGTATCACAATCACAAACATTCGGAGCACAACAAGGAAGTGGGGGTAATGTATTGAGAGCTTATGTTAGTGAAACAGATTTAACTGAAACCCAAAGAAGGTTGAGAAACATAAGAAGTGCAGGACAATTATAAACACCGATAATTTTTGACTATATATAATAAAAAAATATGGAAACCTTAACACTTAAAATCCCAACTTCTTGGGATGATATAAAATTAGCACAATACCAAGAGTATATTCAATATCTCCAAGACAATGAAAATGAAAGACAATATAAACTTGTATTAAACCTTTTATCCATTTTAACTGATACCGATATTGAGGTATTTTACAAATTAAATATGGATACAATATATGAAATCCAAACTAATATCAAATTTATGGAAGAAGAACCAACTGCTAGGTTCAAAAACATTATTGAGATTGATGGGGTTAGATATGGATTTCAAAAGGATATGCACAAACTAACATTGGGGGAATGGATTGATATTGAACATTATATTGTTAATGGTGATATAATAAGTAATTTACATTATATCGTTGCTATATTTTATAGAAAGATAGTTAAAGAAGGTGATGAATATTTTGATTATGAAATTGAACCATATACTGATATTCAATTGGAGGGTAGAGCCAAGTTATTCAAACACAATACAAATATTCAGGATATATATGGTATCTCGGTTTTTTTTTATCTCATCGTAAGCGAGTTATGGAACAATATAACCTCCTCTTCAACGGAGATGACGATGGAGGAGAAGATAACGATGATAATAGAGAGAACGAAAAACCCAGAAGTAAGGAAGAAGCTGAAGCTTTTGCACGAGAAAAGTCTATCAAAAAGTTTAACTGGGAACTCTTATTATATAGACTTAGTGGAGGAGATATCACAAAGTATGACAGAATATTAGAAACAAATTATATATTTGTCTTAAACCACCTTTCAATGATTAAGGAACTCAAACTTAACTAATAAACACATTTTATATATATTTCTATGGAAAGAACTATACCAACATATTATATAACTATTGACGAATTGGAAGAAGGTGGTATTGATTTAATATCATTGGTTGAAAACCCAGCAATTATGATTAAAGGTTTGGCTTTTAACAAGAATGAAAAGGTATTCCAATTCAAATATGATGATGACAAACAGATTATAGCAGGGCCGGCAATTATCCCTGACTTCCCAATATATCGTTATGATAATGAAATTGGTGAATATTATGTTGTCTTCAAAAGGGAAACCATTGAACAAATGGTGGAGAAGTTTAATAAGAACCCAAAACAATTGCCTATAAACTTGGAACATACATCTGAGATAGTCCCAGCCTTCATTAAAGGTAGTTGGATAATTGAGGATGCCGAAAAAGACAAAAGTAAATTATATGGATTTGATAGCTTGCCTGTTGGTACTTATTTTATTGAGGTTAAAGTTACGGACAAAGAGTACTGGGAACGAATAAAGAAAGAAGACAAGACTGGTTTTAGTATTGAGGGGATGATGGGTTTAACCCTATCCAAAATCAAAGAAGAATTAAGGATATACGAGGGTGATGTTAATTCATCTAATGTTCAAAGTTATAGATACAATGATGTTAGTGGTGAGTTGATATTAACATTCAATGATGGAAGTCAATACAGATACTTTCAAATTGATTTTACAGATTATGAAAGTATTGTATTAGGTGATGCGGAATGTATTACTGAGGGTGAGAATGAATTTGGTAGATGGTTTGAAGGTAAAACCCCAAGTGTAGGTGCTGCTGTATGGCAATATCTTATTGATAAGGGTGTTAGATATGAAAAACTATCACAAGTTCAACAATTTGAAAGTTATGATGATTATCCTAAAGCAGCTCAAAATAATGCTTGTAAGGTATTAGAGTGGAGGGATAAACACGGAGAGGATGAAGTTGATGGAATGACTAGGGTAGGTTGGATTCGTGCTAACCAATTGTGTAAAGGTGAAAAAATATCTGAGGAAACAATTGCTCGTATGAGTGGTTTTCAAAGACATAAAAACAACTCGGAAATAGCAGAAGAATATAAGGGGACACCCTGGAAAGATAAAGGTTATGTTGCTTGGTTAGGATGGGGTGGTACTGAAGGAATTGAGTGGGCTTCACGCAAATTAAAGCAAATAAGACAAGAATTAACAATAAACAAAAATCAAAACAATATGAAGAAGAAATTAATTTTTAAGGATTATACCCTAAAAGATGGGGGTATGATAACTATTGATGGTGATATGGAAATTGGTTCATTTGTATATTTCTTAAAAGAGGATGGTACAAGAGAACAAGCACCAGAAGGTGAATACATCTTAGAGGATGGTTCAACTTTATTTGTTGATGCTGAAGGTTATATCAATGAGGTAAGAACTGCGGCTACAACTGAAGTTACTGAAAGTAATGAAGAAATGCAGGTAACCCCCGAAGAAATTATGGCGGTGGTTAATCCAATGTTTGACGAAATGAGAGCCATTGTGGCGGAATTACAATCTCGTATTGAGATGTTGGAGGGTAAGACAGATGCTGCTGCTGACATACTTCAAGTTGAGGACGAAGAGTTTTCAAGAATGAATGAGTTCAAGTTCAGATTGGATAGATTACGCTCAAGAGGAGTATAATACTTAACAAATAAACTAAAAATCTATATATTGTATAGAATAAAAAAAAAACAAAAATTAGAATATGAAATCTTTAGGAAAAAATTTTAAGTTCGCAATCACAGACAATACTACTTATAATGGTAGAGATGCTGTAGATTTTTTCAGCGAAGCTCTTTTGGATGGTACTACAATCAGAACATTTAGAACTATCCCTGGTGTTAAATCAAAAATTAAACTTCCTCAATATGATGCAGGTGAATTAATCAAGGACGCTGGTTGTTCTTGGAGCCCTGCTGGTGAGGGAACACTTTCTCAAAAAGCATTTGAGGTTTGTGATAAAGAGTTCCAATTGGAACTTTGTGTAACTACATTTGAAGCTAACTTCTTAGGTGAATACCTTAGAGCTGGTTCTAACACAGGTGAGGTTGCTCCTGAGTTATTCACTAACTATATGTTAGAGCAAGTTAAGAAAAAAGTTCAGAATGACTTGGAACTTGCTGTATGGCAGGGTGATGCTACTTCTCCAACTTATCCAACTAACATTTGTGATGGTTTGCTTTTACAATTGACTGGTGATGCAACAGTAATTAGTGCTGCTACTACATTTGCGATTACATTGTCAAATGTTATCTCGGCAATTACTGAAGTATATGCTGTTATCCCTGAAACAATCATCAATAACCCTGACTTGGTTATCTATGTTTCAACTTCAGTTTATAAATTATACCAACAAGCCGTAGCTGCTGCTTCATCTGAAGCTTACTATGTTGGGGCTAAAGAACCTAACTTCTTAGGAATACCTTTAGTATGGAGTCCTGGTTTGCCACCTAACACAATGGTATGTGGTGTTAAATCTAACTTCCTTATCTTAACTGACTTGTTAGATGATTTTGAAACTGTAACTGTTGTTCCACAATGGAATGTAGCTGCTGTTGATACATTGAGAATTGCTGGTAGATTCAAATTCGGTGTTTCTTATTTGCTTGGTTCAGAAATAGTATTATTTGTAGGATAATTTTTCCCATATATATTATTAATTTATAAGGGGCTAGAAGTGAAAGAGATGCCCCATTTTTTTAACAATAAACAAAACTCTAAATAAAAATAAAAATGGCTGTTTGTAATAGTTTAACAAGTATATTAAAATCTTGTGATAGCAATGCGGGTGGTATTGTAAAGTTTTACATTGCCCCAGCTGATTTTGTAACTGCATTTACTGAAACAACTGGTGTTATCACAGCTGCTTCAATGTCTGCGGGAACAGCATTTGTTGAATTTGAATTTAATAGAAACTCTTCTTCTTATGAGGAAGTTCCAACTATTGATTTGGTTAATGGTTCAACATTCTATAATCAGACAATAACATTGCAGTTGGCAAGACGCGAAGCTGTAAAAAGACAATCTTTACTTTTGATAGCATCAGGACAACCTGATTTGACTTGTATTGTAAAGGATAGTAATGGTTTGTATTGGGCATTTGGTTTCCCAGAAGATAAAGTAAATCTAACCGGTGGTGGTGGAGGTTCAGGAACGGCTAAGGCTGACTTGAATGGTTACACTCTAACATTTACATCTGAGGCAGCATTACCTGCATTGGAGATAGATGAAGCAGTTGTATTAACTCTAATCTAATATTCCATATTTATTTAATTTGCGCACAATCGTACTTCACCCAAGAAGTAAAAACCCCTCTAAAATGAGGGGTTTTTTTATTGGAACTCAATGCCATATCTTTCATTTATATTGTAAAAAACATTATTGACATAAGTATCTGAATTGTCAATATGGAGATTATAAAAATAATCTAACCATTTACCACAATCATCCATATTGTTGAGGTACATTATAAATGCTTTTCTACTGAGGAATAATTGTCCATCAAATTCAATTGTATTTTTAACAATATCAATTTTAGCTGGCATTTCTTTTTCGTGTTTGGGTTTAAATATTATTACTTTTGATAGGGAGTAATAAAATCCTTTACCTAAACAACATTGACATTTTAATTTCATAGTTCAATAATTTTAATTAAAAAACCCCTAACTATGGGAGCGTGTTAGGGGTGATTATAAAAAACAAATACAGCTTATAGTATTTCTTTAGTGTCCTCAATGAATTTAACTTGATGGGATAACAAATTGTAAAATACCATTGAGAATACTAAGCAGGTTGATATTTGTATAAGTATATTAGTATGGAAGTTATCTACCATAAAAATATTAAAGATGATTGTATAATAAATAGTTAAAATCAACTTTATCAAAAAAATAATTTTAGTTTTCATGCTTGTGTTTGTTTTAGTTTTATGTTCTATATATAAATATCACCAAGTTTTCAAAAGTACCTATTTTAACAAATTTTTAACAATAAATAATTTCTTTATATCGGGGTGTAGTCTTGGGATAAGATAACCATAAGATTTTGAACCATCACCATCAATAGCACATCCACTCCTAAACATCTCCTCCTTAATCATTTCCCTCAAGTCATCCATCTTTATAAACCATCCTTGGTTAAGATGTACGAAGTAATAACAGAACCAATCTGCTTGTGTTGTATTTATACCTGATGACTTACCTCTTGAAGTATGTTCAACATAGATATTACCTGTATCGTATTTTTCTGTAATCTGATAGTCTGATTTTATCTCATAACTGACTATATCACCCTTGGGGGTTTTAACCTTAAAGTCGTATTTGTTATTATCATTCAACTCCTCATCAACTTCGCACCCCAATTTAACCAAATAGTTTAGTACTATTTTTTCAACATCCTGTCCAAGATGTAAATCTTTTCTAAAATTTCCTGCTCCCATAACTATAAATAGTCGGAAGAGAAAAAATTCTGATATAATAAAGATTATTTTAGTTAAATATATGTTAATGTTTTTTTCATTAACAGAGGGGTTATATCATATTTATAACTATACAAAATCAATTATGATAAATATTGACAAGAATAGCTCAAATATAGTTGTGGCAACATTAACCGAGAAGAGCACATTACTAAACCCCAACTTTTTGTTTTCATTCAGCAGCACTACTGATGTTAATAATGTGGTGAATTTTATGGCGACTGATTTGTCCCAATATAAATCAAGGTATAATATCTTTGTTGTATTTGAAACAGGGACTACATTCGTTAATTTAACTGGTGGTACAATCAATCTAACACCTCCAGGTATGTGGGATTATAACATATATGAAAGTACTGGTGTTACATTGAGCATATCTGCCACTACGGGCAATATCTTGGAGACAGGTAAGGTTATAGTTAATGGTGAGGATTTAACCATCCCAGAGGTATATAGATAAAAATTAAATATAAAGAATATGAATTTATTTGGATTTTCTAATAAGAAACAACCCGTTGAAATACAACAACCAATTATTGAGACATATAAACACGAGAAGTTTTACTCAGTAAATAGGGAAACAAGTCGTACAGATTATGATTTTTCAATCCCAGCTGTAACGGAATTAATCAATGCAAACTACATTTACTTTGGAGTTGATAATCAATATCCAAACTTGTTGAATAATTTATATTATTCATCCCCATTCCACGCATCCATTGTCAATTTCAAGTCATTTAATCTGATTGGTGCAGGTTATAATGTCCAACCCAATCCTGGTGTCACAGAAGCCGATTTAATCGCAATGAAACAGATGGAGTATTTCTTCAACTCAAATGTATTAAACCAAATTACATCTGACTTATTAATACATAACCGAATTTGTATTAAGGTTACTTGGAATGTTGAGCATACGAAGATTATACGAATTGATAGGATTGAACCATCAAAAATTAGGGCAACCAAGAAGGTGGATGGTAAGATTAAAAAATATGCTTATAATGATGACTGGACTGCATCATTAAGGAGTTCTCAAAACAATTATGTATATATCCCAGCTTTTGATATGTATGCTAAGGATGAAACACAACAATTATATGTATGGCAGGGGTATAGTCCAGGGCTTGAATATTATGCTCAACCCACTTATGCGAATGCGGTTAATTGGTTATACCTTGATGGACAGATAAGTTACTACCACAAGTCAAATATTGACAATAGTATTAACCCCAGTGTTGTATTAAAATTCCCTGAGAAGTTCGCTAATCAACAAGATGAACAAAACTTTGTTAGACAATTAAGAGCAAGTTTTACTGGTGCTAGAAATGCTGGTAAAGTATTAACATTTTTTAGTCACGGAAAGGATTTACTACCAGAGGTAGAAGTGTTGGAGGGAAATAAGTTAGGGGATGACTTTGAGGTAACCAATGAGACGATAATTAAAAATATCGCATTTTCACACACCATCAATCCAATCATTATGGGTATTGCTGTACCTGGTAGTTTAGGTGCTGGAACTGAGATGGAGGTTGCTTATAACATCTTTCAAAATACTTTTGTAAAACCAAATCAACGAACCCTCAATGAAGTTGTGAATTTCTTTTATGGGATAAACAATATCAAGGGAACATTTACTCTAAATCCAACTAATATCTTTTAACTATGAATAACATTTTATTTGTGAGTGAGGCTTACCTAAGAGATAACCTTCCAATCAGTAGAAACCTTGATACCAAGGACATAAAACCAAACATACAAGCAGCACAAGACTTATATATCCAAGAGATATTAGGTTCTAATTTTTATGAATATCTTTTGAATGTTTTTTCTGCTCAGACATTAAATGCTAATGAAGTTATTTTGGTACAAGATTACATTAAACCAGCTGAGGCTTATAGAACATTAGCAATGGCTTTACCCTTCTTAGCATTTCAAGTTAAGAACAAAGGCCCCCAATCACAATTCGATGAGTTCGGTACTCCAGCACCTGGTAATGAATTAAGATTTTTAATATCCAATGCGGAGAATAGAGCAGAGTTTTACGAACAAAGACTAACCAAATACCTTTGTGTTAATAGAAGTTTATTTCCCCAATACCAAACAAACAATGATGGTATTATACACCCCAATGAAAGTCCTAAGTGGGACGCTGGATTATTATTTTATTAAACAAATACAATGAACACGATTAAAGAAACATTATTAGCTACACTATTTTCCTTATTGACATTCTTTGCACCCGCTGCAGGAATATTATTAGTTGTCCTAAGCTTTGTATTCACCGATACAATACTTGCTTATATGAGGGTAAAGAAACAACAATCAAAGGGATTAAAGATTGAATGGACATCAAGGAATTTTATTAGGGGATTTCTTCCCAAAATGTTAGGTTATACCATACTCGTCTTATTATTTTTTATGTTGGATAAATTCCTTCTGAATGAATTTGTAAAGTATGTTGTTAGTATTGAATTACTTTCAACCAAGTTAGTGTCCCTAGGGTTAATATATGGAGAATTAACATCAATAGATGAGAACTCAAAAGTTATTTGGGGTAAAGGTATTATCAAAAGATTGATGGATGTATTCAACTTTGGAAATAAAATCAAAAATAAATTATCAGAAGTAAATCAAGATAAAAAAGATGAGAGCAATCAACAGGGGTAACTATCAATTATTAATTGGAGATAACTCCATAGAACTTTTTGAATATTTTAAAACAGAAGAATTACACGGATTATCAAGAGGTGTAGCTGAAGTGTATCCTGATACACCAGATAATGCTTATATATACGGAATGGCTAATTATCATCCTAAAGATATTAATTTAACTAAGGAATTGAAACCCTATGTCTTCTTCAATAAGAAGAGGTTGAATGGTACTTATAAGGATGTTACAGGTATGATGCACGAATATCTACATTTGGGTAGATTGTTATTCAACGAGATTACTGATGTTAATGAAGAACAAGTAGTTCAATTTATTGAGAATGAAATCAATTGGATAGTTGAAAATGGGGTAATTGGAATATTTGAACAACCCTCAACAAAATATATGTAAATTAAAAAGCCCAACCGATTAAGTTGGGTTTTATTTTTTTATCGCTATCGCTCGGTTGAAGTATTATAATATTCCATACTCTTCAATTCTATATTTATCAATGTGGTAATATTTTTCAGATTTTAATTTATTGAATAAAATTCTATATTCTACTTTTAGTTCTAACTCCAAGGATTTTTCATCTTTATAAATATCAAAAAGTTCTTTTAATATATTTACATCCCCATCCTCTTCAACCAAAAAATCATTATTAAGTAAATTATTATTATCTTCTTTAATATTATTATTTATATTATTAATAGATGTAGATTTCAACAAACCTATTTGCTGATTTCTACATATAGGTTCGTTGTTTTCTACATATGGTTTGTTGTTTTCTACATATGGTTCGTTGTTTTCAACATATGTATCTATTTGAGGTTTGTTGTTTTCAACATATGTATCTGTTTGGTTAATATCATCATTCAACAATTTTTCAATGTTAGTATAACATTCATCATCAATTAAAAAATAAGTTATTCTCTTTTCAACCCAAGAGTTAATTAATCCCTCTTCAACCAATAATCCTTTAGCTTTTTCATAAGAATGTCTTTGAATGAATATAGCTTTCTGAATATCATTATGAGATTTAAAAAAACTTTTACCTTTATAAAATTCTTGTTGTTCAATCAAATATCCTAACAATGTTGCTGCTTCCAAACTTTTAAGATTATTGATTAAAATCTTGCTAAGTATTAAATAATTACCTTTCTCCATTATTATCTTTTTCAAATTTTTCATATATTTATGGTTGTATATAAATAGTTTATTTTAGTCCTCATCTATTACTGTAGGTGGGGATTTTTTATTGTTGGGTTTTTTTAAGTTTATTTTTATAATAATTAATTACCATTTGATATCTTGTAGTATCATTAGGAAAAATCTCATCTTGTTGTTGTTCATTTAAGATGGTATAGTTAAAACCTTTATAATTAAAACTCCAACTACCATCTCCATTTATGTCTTTGTGTTTATTTTTATAGACATAGGCGAATGATACTCCAATGAGTTCACACAATTTTTGTATAGTTTGTGACGCACCTATTAGTTCATCACCACTCAAAAGAATATACTTTATTGATTTTACTGCTTTTTTCATTTTTGTTTTTTTTTAATTTGTTTATTTGTATAATAATATATACACAATAGTAGATAAAAAAGTAGATAAAAATAAATATTTAACAAAACATTAACTAAATTATAGAGTGGGCGATCCGCCCACCCAATAAAACCCAAATACAAAACTCTATATATAATAAAAGCGTATGAAATTAATCACAAAACAAACAACAACAAAAACCAAAAATATCCTATTCAACTTACTAGGGGAATGTGGATATACATCAATTGAACAATTCCAAAGATTGAATAGATTGACTGAGGATGGATTATTTGGTATAAACTCATATAATGCTCTATATAACATTATATTGAACCCACAACCAGTATTATTTGATAATTACTACTACAAACAAGCACATCCAAAAAAACAAATAATACTTCACCATTCAGCAGGATGGGATAATGCAAGAGGTATGTTTAATTGGTGGATGAATGATGGTGTATCGCATGTCGCAACAAGTATCGGAATATCAGATGATGGTAAGTTATATAAAGGATTTGATGAACAATATTGGGCATTTTCAATAGGGTGTGAAACCCAAACATTTATTAAGAATGGTGTTGAACTAAAATATAGAAATGGTAGGATAATTAACAACCAACAATTGGATGAACAAGCTGTTGCAGTTGAAATATGTAATTGGGGAACACTAACCAAAAAGCTTGATAAATATTATAGTTGGGCAAATGCTGAAGTACCCACTTCAAAAGTGATTGAACTCAATTATAAAAATCAAAAGTATTTTGAAATATATACAGATAAAGAAATTGAAACAACGAAATATTGGATATTGTTAAACTCAATACGATTCGATATACCGATAGATTATTCGTATGATGATATGTTTAATGTATCAAAGAAAGCTTTGTCAGGAGAAGCTGGTATATTCACTCACAATAGTTATAGATTGGATAAGTCAGATATATCACCTCAACCAAAAATGTTAGATATGTTAAAAAATCTAATTGATTACACAAAATAAAAAAAATATCCCCTCAATGGGGATTTTTTACTTTTATCAGATATTTATAATAAAAAATGATATGAACGAACAATGGGAAAAAGCTAAGAAGGTATTAGAGAAACAAAATCTACCTGAGAAAATCACACAACAAAATATTAAGTACCTATCCGCATTGTTGGTTAGGGATTTTGAGGAGTTAATAGACTTTGAGGGAATAATACTCCAAACAAATAAAGAATTGTTAGATGATTTCACAAGGTTATCCTACTTCCAAATCTTATACTGGAATTACTTTTTGGAGTTGGAACAATACGAACATTGTGAAGTGGTTAAATCATCCATCCAAAACCTAAAGAATTTGACTACAAGACTACTTTATAAGAAAATTGATGGTGAGGTTGTCCCCGATGAAGAAGTTGAAGAATACTTGGATATTATCTTACAGGAGGGTATCCTAAGTGTTAATGAAATCTATAATCTAAACTATTTACACAACCTATAAATGAAAGAACAGATAGACGAATATTTTACTACAAGAATCAATGACTTAAGACAATATTATATTAAGTTTTGTACCCCATCTGAGAAAGAATATTTTGGGGTAATGATTTCAAATCTTTACGAACATATATATAACAACCAAACCAAACTCCAGGACATCATTAACAGGGGTGAAATCCACTACTATTGTCTGAGTTATATATACAATCAAAGGAACTGGAACGATACAGACTTTAAAAAATACATTAATATCAAAGAGAATTATAGTGATGATATTCCCCTATCAAATATCTTAGACGATGAGGATGTATATGAACTAAAAGCCCAACAAGAAATTGATTACACCAACAAACTAACCAAGATTAATATTGCATTATCCAAGTTGGAGTTACACGAAAAGATTTTATATGATAAATACTTCAACCAAAAACAATCAATGAGAAAGATAGGTGCAGACATTGGGGTATCGCATGTATCAATCCACCACGCAATACAAAACATAAAGAAGAAAATCAAAAACACCCCAATATAAAAATATATATAACTATGAAAGAAACTAATTTCGCACAACAAAGATTGGATAACATTAAGAAGCTAGGGGACTTGTTAATTGCATTGGAGGGAAGAACAAAAGCCACCAGTGATGAACTAACCCTATTATTCAATCTACATAACTATTTCAACCCCAAACGACAAGAGTATTCAAAACATTGTACATCTTGCGTGGTGAGGGTTTATAAACGAACTAAAATATTATACGATGCTCTCAAATCTGAACTTGAAACAGGAATATAAAAA